AGTGTAAGTGGTATACTCAGTGTTACTGGCAACATCACTGGTGGAAACGTTATCGGACCACTGGCCAATGGCACCAGCAACATCACCATCACGTCCAGTGGAAATGTCAGTATTACATCAGCTGGTACGGCCAATGTGCTGGTGGTCACTGGTACTGGTGCTAATATTGCTGGTACATTAACTGCTACTGGTGCTGCAAAATTCACTGGGATGAATCGTGTGTCCACGGTGGTGACTGCCAATGCCAGTGTCAGTGCAGGAAACACTTATATTGTGGGTACCAACAGTATTACACTCACACTACCAGCCAGCGCAGTTGCTGGTGATAGTATTAGCTTTATTCCCAGACCTGGTATTACTACTTACACCATATCCAATAACGGGTTGAATGTCATGGGATCTGGGCAGAGCATCAGTGTAGATATATTGAAACCATTTGGCGTAATGTATGATAACTCCACTAATGGTTGGTTGATGACTAATTAATATGGGAGATGCACAGTGGCATTAGTACTCAGCAGCTTATTTCGGACTGGAGCTACCGGCGTGCAGGGAAGTACTGGCTCTGCTGGACCGCCGGGACCTCAGGGAGCTACGGGATTTTCAGGCGGGGTTATTTTATATCCAGGAACTCCGGGATCACAAGGAGCCACCGGCTTTCCTGGTCCTATCGGATCGACCCCACCTCCGGGAGCCACTGGACCAGCTGGATCTCAGGGATCGCAAGGACCCACTGGACCCGCTGGCGCACCTAATCCATATTTTACAATTAATTTAACCGGGGCCACTGGTGCCACTGGCGGACCTGGACCCACTGGGCCCACTGGCCCCACTGGTGCCACTGGCGGACCTGGCGATCCTGGCGGACCTGGCGATCCTGGCGGACCTGGCGTTCAGGGTGAACCTGGAGCACCTGGAGAACCTGCGACTTGCCCGTAGTAAATGAGTAAACATTATGGCCTTATTAAGCATATTATTACCTAACGGACCCACTGGAGCTCAGGGAGCGACAGGAACTGCTGGATCTAACACCGCTGGCCCACCAGGTCCAACTGGAGCTGTGGGCGTGGGATCAGCGCCACAGGGAGACCCTGGGTCTCCAGGGCCACGGGGAGCGCAGGGAAATACTGGCACTGGTGGAAACGCTGGACCACGTGGACCTCAGGGAGCTCAGGGGGCAGTTGGCGCACAAGGGCCCAATGGTCCGTTTGTGCCAGCACCAGCACCAGCTCCGGGAAGTTTCGCAGGGCCACAGGGATCCCCAGGGCCTGATGGGGGCACTGGTGGACCTGGTGGACCCGGACCTGCTGGACCTGCTGGGCCTCAGGGTTCTGCTGGACCTGCTGGGCTTCAGGGAACTCCGGGTGACCCTGGAACTCCAGGAAATAATGTGAATTGCTGACCATAATAAGTGGAAATTGTATTCCAAAGGATAACTTATGGCTTTATTGTTGAGTAATTATTTTGTTGCTGGGCCCCAGGGTGCCACGGGAACTCAGGGAGCCACTGGATCTGGTGTAACTGGACCTCGGGGAACTCAGGGTGCCACTGGAGTTTATTATGGAGACCCTGGCTATGTTGGTGTTCAGGGAGCTCAGGGAGCGGCAGGAATTGCTGGGGCTCTGGGAACTCAGGGACCTCAGGGTTTTATCGGACCCACTGGCTCAGCTGGCGCCCAGGGAGTTGGTAATATTGATTTCTGGAATGGAACTTATTACACTGGCCCCACTGGCGCACCAGGACCCACTGGCGCACCAGGCCCCACTGGGCCCACTGGACCCACTGGACCTTCTCCCACTGGCGCACCAGGACCCACTGGCGCACCAGGACCCACTGGCGATCCAGGAACTCAGGGCAATCCTGGTGTTGTGCTTTAATATTAATATTTCAGCATTAACTATTCACAGTAAATACAAACAGAATCGAGGTAATCATGAAGGGAAACTGGTGTTATTGGAAAAGTCATTTCAGCGCAGATCAATGCAATCAGATGATTCAGGAAGCTCAGCAGGTGCCCGCAGTTGCTGCTGGCGTCAGCAACATGAACAGCGTGGACCCAAATATTCGTCGTAGTCAGATCAGGTGGATTCAGCGTGCAGGTTATTGGGAGAGTATTTTTTCAGAGATGGAGAAACTCACCAAGAGATCCAATGACGACTGGTTTGATGTTAGGTATAATCATTTACCTCCGTTGCAATTTTCCGAATATGACGCAGCATATCAGGGTGAATACAAATCGCACCAGGATGTGTTCATAACGTCTGGACTGGACATTCAGCGAAAGATTTCATTCGTAATACAGCTCTGCGAACCTGATAGCTATCAGGGTGGCGACTTAACTTTTCAACAAGTGGATGCCACGCCGCCGCCAGCTGACATCCGTGCTCGTGGCACAGTGATTTTCTTTCCCAGCTTGGTTTATCATCAGCTAACGCCAGTTACTCAGGGTATTCGTTACAGCATGGTGGGCTGGTGGGAAGGCCCAGCTTGGCGTTGATAGTTTTCACATCACCACAATAACCAAGTAATTTGGTAACAACACATTACCACACCACTAAGTATCAGTACATATGAACCAGAAATTCCGATTTCACATACTGGGCCTGCCGCACACTGTGACCAGTCCTGAATACACAGTCTGTGCATATACCCAAAAAGTTCTTAAATTTGGCAAGATGATGAAAGCTCGTGGCCACACCATCATTCATTATGGCCATGCTGACAGCGTACTAGACTGTGATGAACATGTCACAGTGACCACCAATGCTGACTTGGAAATTGCGTATGGCAACTATGATTGGCGCAAAAATTTCTTCAAATACGAAACTGACGATCACGCTTATCAGACATTTTATAAAAATGCCATCACTGAAGTGGCTCTGAGAAAACAACCCCGAGACTTCATATTGCCGTTCTGGGGGTCAGGGGTCAGGCCCGTGTGTGATGCACATCCTGACATGATTTGTGTGGAACCGGGTATTGGTTATGCTGGTGGTCATTTCGCCCAGTGGAGAATCTTTGAAAGCTATGCCATCAGATCAGCCATTGGCGGAGCTGAATCAGTGGGCCAGTGTAAAGAAAGTTGGTATCATGCTGTGATCCCCAACTACTTTGACCCAGCTGAGTTTACTTATTCGGCCGAAAAAGATGACTACTTCCTATTTCTGGGCAGAGTTTATTCAGGCAAAGGTGCTGATGTTGCTTATCAGGTGTGTAAAGAAATTGGTGCTAAACTGATCTATGCAGGTCAGGGTACACTGGCTGACATGGGTCTGCCAGAGATTCCAGGACAGATTCAGCATGTGGGCTATGCTGGACTGGAGAAACGCAAACAACTACTGAGTGGGGCCAAAGGATTCTTTCTGCCATCAGCATACAATGAACCCTTTGGTGGCGCGGCCGTGGAAGCCATGATCAGTGGCACACCAGTGATCACTTCTGACTGGGGAGCTTTTCCAGAATATGTGATTCAGGGGAAAACTGGTTTTCGATGCAGATCATTTGATCACTTCTGCTGGGCTGCCCGCAACATAGAAGCTATCAAACCAATAGATTGCAGAAATTATGCCATGGATAATTACAGCATGGACCGCATTGCACTGATGTATGAAGAATATTTCCAGATGGTGATGGATGTGTACACTGGTGCTGGTTGGTATGCTCAGCATCCTGAACGAACCAACTTGGACTGGTTAGCACAGTACCAGAACTTCGTATAATGGCACACCCGTAACAGTGGCAATTTGTCCACCAACTGAAAAACGCTCATGAGCACTACGACTGGAGTAGGTTTATTCAGGCTTGGGTGGACTTCCTGATCTGACCGACGGCATAAATATCAGTATGCTTATTTTCAGGGAGACACAACATGGCCGTACCAACATGGATCACTAAGGCCGGCAGCTTGGGTATTGTCACCATGCTGGAGCCCTTTGCCACAGAACTGCAAGTGGCCACTGGCAATGCACGCGCATACTTTGCTGTAATCAGTGGATTGTTGCCACCAGGTCTCAGTCTCAGTGCCAATGGTAATATTCAGGGATATCCTGTGGGTAAACTGGGTGGCGTGCCACTGGCAGTGAATGAAGATATAACTTTTAGATTTGTGATTCGATGTACCAACGAGCGATCCGAAATAGCTGATCGCACATTCAGCATCACAGTAACAGGTGAAGTTGCTCCGGTGGCCAAACCAGCCACTTATGTGTACAACAGCCTGGGCACTTTTGCTGACGGCACCTATGTGGATATTGATGTCAGTGGATCTGACGCCAATCCTGATGATGTTATCACTTATGCTGTGGTGGATGGCGCGTTGCCCCTGGGACTCAGTGTCAACAGTCTGGGACGTATCACTGGCTATGTGGAACCCTCAGTGTTTACTCTGGAAAGCACAAAATTTGATACCGATAACTGGGATGGCGCTGGCTGGGATCTGGGCACACTAGCAGCTATACGCAATTTTTACTTTGATCTCAGACTCAGTGACGGCAAGATACCTGTGGTGAAGCTCTATACTATCACTGTGGTCAGAAGCGATTTAGCCACGGGTGACACCACAGCCATTGATACTGCCTCAGCACTGAGAACTGATACACTACCACAGCATGTACCTGTGCTGATAGATCGTAATATTGATATCAGCACAGTACTGGATCAGAACTATTTCTTTCATCAATTCATAGCTGAAAATTTTGACACTGAAGCTATTGGCTTTGAAGTATTGCCTATTATTCGTAATCCCACTGTGATTGGGTCAGCAGTGAATCCTGTGATCACCACTGGCAAAGTGATGGCTTTCAACAAACATGTATCAGATACTATTAAAGGGGTTACTGGACAACTGACCTACTCACTCAGCTCCACCTACACCTATACCACCAGTTTGGGTGTGCTGGTGGAGGGTGTGCTAAAAACACCAGTAACTGATTTTCAAATTACTGGCGATCAGCTGACTTTTGTTAGTGCGCCAGCGGAAGGTTCAAATATCGAAGTGATACAGGGTGTGGTTTACATCTATGGTGTGACCGCTACGCTGGGATCAGTCACGGGTGGTTCAGGATACACCACTGGCACCTACTATAATGTGCAATTGACTCGGGTATCAGGTCCCACAACCGCTGATTACCCCAGAGTGGATATTACTGTGAGTGCTGGGGTCGTAACCACAGTAACTTTAGTAAACCCAGGGTCAGCGTTTGCTGCTGTGGGCACAGTATTAAGTTGTGCAGCAAGTTATATTGGTGGAACTGGCTCTGGCTGGAGCGTGTCTGTGGCCAGTCTGGTCACACAGACAGTCACTGATGTGGCGGAAAATATCAACGCTGCCGCCGCAGTGGATCGCAGCATGACCAATGTCAGTGCTGAGGTTCACAACGGCTGTATATTAATATACACTACTGACAGCAAACTCACCATTGAGGATTTAACTGGATCAACCAGAACTCAGTTGGGTATTGACGTTTATTTGCATATTCGCAATGTCAATGACCCTGACGTCACAGATCCAGCACTGGATCTCACCCAGGATGTATCACATATATTACCTGTGGGCTTGAACATAAACCCCAACACTGGCTGGCTACACGGATACATTGAACCACTACAGGTGGGCAGTGAAATCCATACTTTCTATCTCAGAGTGTTTAAGAAGACAACTGAACCCAGCTTGGTGATCACGCCGGTGGATTATGTGACCACTTATCCATTCAGCATTATTAACAATCGTACTGCGGGTGATCTTAGAAGTCTAGGACTGGATGACGCAGAGACATCCTTTGTGGGTAAGACTATAGTATTTGGTCAACAAGAAGGATTTCCCCCGTTCTCCCCAGATCCTCGAAGATACCGAGGGTTGGCAGCAATATTGCCGTTATCACAGTTGGGTAGTGTATCCGCCAGCGCAAACAAACTGAGCTTTGTTGCCACATCAGCTGTGCTACTACGCGGATCAATTATTACAATAACTAGACAAAACCCAGCAGTGGCCATCACTGGCAACCTGACTATTGGCGGCAGTGCAATTTCCGCTATTGCGTCGGGTGGAAATCAGGTTTATTATGTAGGCGCACCATCGCTGACCACAACTGGTTGCTCACTTTATGCGACAGTCTTACTGGCAGAGCAAAGCTGGTCAGGGTCCACAGCATTGACTATAACTGGCAGCAGTGTCACTGGCGCAGTATTCACCGTTGAACCAAGTTTCTGGTATTATATTGATCCCAACAACATACAAGCTGACGGATGGTTTAATGAGCTCAACCAGGTAATTGATGGCTGGGCTGAATCCCAGGCCAATCCCACTGTGGTGAATAAACGAGCTGGCGTATGGAAATTTACACAGTCTGGTCCCGACTTGGTGCTGGAATTTGTACAGCCAGTTCAGCAGGGCACTGTGGTGCTGGCTGATCGGTACACTGGCAGATTAGATCGTAATGCTTTCACATATCGTTCAGCTAAACTGTTGTATGAAGCAGGTTCAGCATTCACTGCACCACAGACAGTGCCAGAATACACTACCAGCGGATTGATCAACCCCTACAGCAAACTGTGGAAACAGCGAATCACTGTGGACAGCAGCAGTAATTACTTACTGAACTGGCAAACTGCCAGTGAACTGGGAGTGGCGGTAAGCGGCTTGCCTTGTGAAAAGTCAGTCGCAGCGACCAATCAAGCCGGTGGCTCAGTGCAGTATCAGCTGGTGCCGTATAACACTCAGACAGTCACAGGAAACTTCACTGATGCCACACTGATCGCAGTGCAGGATGTCAGCAACTTGGTGGTGGGTATGCGAGTAAAGTCAGCTGATATCACACTGATCAATGATACTCCAGTGATACTCAGCATCAACACCAACAACAATCAGATCAAACTCAGCACGCCGCAGACACTGCCTGACAACACTGTGCTGCATTTTCTGGGCAACGAACTGCCCAGAGGATTAACACTGACCAGCAATGGAGAAATTCAGGGTCGAGCCAGTCATCAGCACTGGACCATGGATGACCACACTACATTTGATACCCAAACCACCACTTTTGATCGCAATTATATACTGAATATCCAAGCGGTGACTTATCTAAATGATCCAGTACATCGCAGAATCAGCAGCACCAGATCGTTCAGGCTCACTATCCAGGATTACAAAGACCATCCCAGCAGCAATCTGTTGCTGGAGTTCCTGATGCCAGCTGCTGATCGCCAGGCGATCAGCAATGTACTATATAATCAAAACATAGTACCTGATGAATACCTATATCGTGGCGATGATGCTTGGTGGGGACGTCAGCTTACTCCGCGAATGCTAGTTGCATATGGAATAGATACCACCGCAGATGCTAATGTGATCAACGCAGTTTCAGCATATCACCATCGTAAACATTATCATTTTACTGGACTGAAATGGGCTCAGTTTGTAGACAGTGATGGTGTGGTAAAATACGAAGTAATTTATCTCACGCCAGTGGATGAATTTACTCTCAGCAGCGGAGTTCAGTTCAGTGGTGACATTGATGTTCGGGGCCGCTCACTGCCTATTAATTTGGACAGCACTGAGATCACAGTGGATACTGATCAACTGGCATCTAGTGAAGATTATTTACTCACACTGACGCCAGCCAGCTTACCCAACATGCAGGCTCGTATCCGAAGCATTCTGGGCAATAGCAATCGTCGTTTCTTACCAGGCTGGATGACCTGTGTTCAACCTGACGATCGCACACTGAATTATACTCAGGCAGTGCCGCTGGTTTATCTCAAACCAGGAACTGGCAAACTGGCGCTGTACAAGATGCAGCAGGAACTGGATGTCACAGTACTGAGTGGACTGGCGGATCGTTATGTGTGGGACAATGGGTTGGCACTGAATTGGAATCAGGATACACAGCAGTATTACACTGACGCCATCACCACATTTGACCAGCTAATCACCGGAGCTCAGTTCACCATGGTGGGCGATGTGGATCTGGCACTGGATATACCTTTTAGTCAGATTCAGGGAGCCCGCAGTGCTGATCTCAGACGCACTGGTGTGCTGGATGGATATCGTGGATCACTCAACGGTTTGCGAGTGGTGTTCTTTCGCCAGGAACAATACGAAAACATCACTGACTTCATCACAGTGGGCAGTGCTGATCACAGTACTTACACCATAGACGGCTGGGCTGGGTTACTGAGCAAGTTTGACAACAACTATGACGTCACTTTTGAAACTTTTCAGGTGATTACTGGTTATTCCCAACTGCCCTTATTGCCAGCGGCAGCATTTGATATCAATACCACCTACTATGCAGGAGCTCTGGTGGTATATCTCAGTGTGACCTATATGTGTATTCACACTGCTGCTGGCGCATGGAATCCTGATTACTGGGTGACCATCAGCAGCAACTCAGTGAATCAACGAGCTGGTATCTGGCAGATCAACGAAGATTACAATGGCGTGCTGAACATGGAGTTTGTTCAGACCGTGCCCTACACTGCGACCACACCGTTTAGCAGCGTCAGAGTCAGGCTTGGAGTCAATCACGGAGGCTCAGTGATCAGCCTGATGCCAGCCATATCAGTGGGCGGTGGCTTCACTGTGCCAGGATATGTGGATCGTTCATCGCTGACTCAGCAGGGCAACAAAACAATATTTGACACTGATATTACTCAGTTTTTTGACAGCAACACTGATGAGTTCATAAAACCCAACGACGGTGCTAAATACATTGTGTTTAAAAAACTAAACTTTATTGACAGGGGAACCGTAGATGTCTAGCCAAATCAATTCCAACAGTATTAACCAAAGTTTTCCCGTTGCAGGTGTGGACAACAACAGTCAGGGATTTAGAGATAACTTCACAGCCATCAAGAACAATTTCGCTGTGACTGCTCGTGAAATAAATGATCTACTGACCAAAGTTGTGGTCAAGGCTCCTCTGACCTATGGGGCAAACCCCAGCAATGTTGCTAATGACCTAGCACAGTCACCCATCAACAACGCAGTATTTGCAGGATGCAGTACTGCTGTGGTGGATATCGGAACGCTCAATGTCGCCACCACTTCCATCACATTGGATTTCAAGGCTGGCGGTTTCCAGATGGTGTCGCTTACTGATAGTGGTACCATCTCTCCAGTGTCAACTGTGGCATTCAGTAATTTCCCAGCCAGTGGCAAGTATGCTGAAATTCGATTCAGAGTCTATGTACCAAGTGCTCTTACTCACACACTGGTACTGGACAGTGGCAACACGTATAATTATATCAACCTGCTGGATAATTATACACCCAGTACACGCAAATTCACATGGCCTGCTGCAGGCACTTATGAGTATGTGTTCAGTACCAACGATGGCGGAGGCACCATCACAGTGGTACAATATGCCACCACGGTGAACTTAAAAACTTCAGTGCTCGCAGCCAATGCAACCACCACCAGTAGCAGCTTTGGTAATGTAACTGGATTGACTTATACCACTCGCCTGGGCAAGCGTTATAATTTCTCGGCCGTACTGCCTATTCAGCACACTGACGCTGCCAACACTCACAGTGTTGCCATGGGGTTCAGTTCTGGAAACTGTGTGTACACTGTGGAACAGCAGACCACACCCACCAGTGCATTCACTATTAGTACTGCTAATGTCACAGACAGTACTGGTGGCACTGCGACTTCTGGTAATGCCAATGTTCCCAGAATGGCTCGCGTCAATGGTATATTCTACGATAATTCTGCTGATACCGCTGTGAGCGTGCGATTCAAGACCGGCGGCGGTACACTGACTGTGCTGGCTGGCGCAAGTTTAACCTTTACCCCGTTGACTTAACTATTGATTAAATTCCAGCACTGTGCTATAATAGTTGTAAATACATGCACATGAACGTAGATCTTAACGCATACACCAAGTTCGTCGAGGCAGTGACCAGCGAACCCAGTCATAACCTCACAGCCTTTATGAATCGTCTGGACCATCTGGATGGCAACCTACTAAGCGATGGCACCCATGGACCAGACATCAATGTCTGCAGGCTACTCACAGCTGGCATTGGTCTCAGCAGCGAAACTGGTGAACTAAACGAAATCATCAAGAAAATTTTCTTCCAGGGCAAAGAACTCAGCGTGGACAATGTGTTCCACATGCAGCGAGAACTTGGGGATATTTTATGGTACTGGGCACAGGCCTGCGTTGCCCTGCACCTGGACCCCAACGAAGTTATTGCAGAAAATGTTCACAAACTACAAAGCCGATATCCTGGCGGTAAATTTGATGTTTTTCACAGTGAGAACCGTGAAGCTGGAGATTTGTAACTATGCACCCATTGATGCCAGATATTTCAGGAATCACTGATTCCGAACTGCAACACAAGATCAGTCAGCTGCATCATGTGCTGAGAAGCAACACTAATGGGCTTGTGGCTCAACAAGCTCACCAGATATTACAAATGTTGCTGGATCAGCAACAGGAAAGATATAGACAAGTCATGGACAAAGCTGTGGAAAACAACAGCAAGCTTAGTGACTCCATTGACATCAGCTAGGGAAAATTAAATGAATATCAAACTGGATTGGCGCAGTGATTTCTTAGGCATCTGCGCATACGACGATAAACTGTATCCCAACCACTTTTACGTGGAACTACAGATGCTGACCCAGACTGAAGATGCCAGATTCCAGAATGTGGCATTTGATCGTATGAAAGTGTTGGTGACTGAGATATTTGCTCACAGTATTTTTATTGGTCATGAAAATCCCAATCTGGAAACACTGATCAAAATCTATCCAGAAAAAATGGCGATTTTGCCTGATGAAGCATATGATCAGGTAATTGGCATGGCATTGTTCTGCAAAGCCAACGCTATTATGGAAGGTGCTATTAAATGCCTGTCAGTGAGAATCAGCAGTCACTTTGGCGACATGGTGTGGTATCAGTTTGGCTCCGGCGAGGAATTAGGACCATTTACCGCAGCAGTGGTTAAGCCGCGCAGTCGTAAAAAAATTATGCAATCTTGGTGGAATCGCCCGGATCTGATGACCTTTGACGCCACTGGCGATTTCACTGTGACCACCTGGGAAGAACTGGGTATGGGTTGGGAAGATGATTCGGATGAAGAAGTCATAGAAGTTATTCTGGACCAGCCTGCAGAAGTCATAGATATGAAAAAAGGTCGCCGCGGTAAGTTTCAAGCAGAAGTAGTACAGGGTGGCAAAAACACTGATGAAGATTAATGGCCAAGGCCAGGTGGCTTACGCTGATCCCGAACTGATGCATCATGTTAGGGTCGACCCAGCCAAGATGCTGAATGGGGTTCGGGGACAGCATCCACAGCAGCATAATCGTGCCATTGATCAGATGTATAGTGACCTAGCTAAGTTGGCGCCCTGGACTGATAGTGATACTGATATAGCATGGCATCAGCAACAACAGACTACATGGTTGATGCCGGTGGAATATCAGCAGCTTGACATAGCCAAACTGTTACTGAGTCTGTGTGATGGTGATGCTGAACTTCAGCGCATGGCTACTGAACTGATGATGTTTCAGGATCGTGATCTGATGATGATGCTGAACTATCTACACTACTTGGTACAGACACTGAGGTCAGCTGAGGTGGTACTAGGAGTAGGTCGTGGCAGCAGTGTGGCCAGCTTTGCGTTATTTAAACTGGGAGTTCACAGAGTCAACAGTTTATACTGGGACCTGGACATCGCAGAGTTCTTAAAATAAGGAGAATTATATGAGTAAGGTTACGGTTACTGCCAATGGCAGTGCTATTGACATGGAAGCAATTAGACTTAAAAATGAACAGACTGTGGCTGTGGGCAACATGCGAGTCAATGCTCGTGGTGATGAACTCAGTCCCACTACTGGTCAGGTCACTCGTAGTCGCAATGATCGCATGACCGATTACTACCGGTTGCAGGGCACTGTGCCTACCAAGCGGCTTCGCAACACTGTCGCTGAACCTGAGTCAGTGGTGGCGGACACAACACCAGTGGCCGTCAAGCCCAGTGCTCGTGACGCCAAAACGGTGGTGACTGCCGCCCCCACTGAGGAATAATATGCAGACAGTCAGGGGAAATATTCGCGCATTACACGATCATGTAATTGTCACCGACATGCATTTTGGTGAACGCACCACAGCAGGCGGTATCGTGCTGCTGAATGATAACGGGCAGAGTCGTGGTATCAGGCCACGCTGGGCACAGGTTTATGCCACAGGCCCTGAGCAGACCGATGTAAACATTGGCGACTGGATTCTGGTTCAACACGGTCGCTGGACTCGCGGATTCAATCTGGTACGGAAAGATGGCACTGAGGTGGTGATTCGTCGTGTGGAAGCTGACGCAATCTTAGCCATCAGCGACAGTTGTCCCAGCCATGACGATACCATTAACGATTAACACGGTGGCCCTGATCAAAGTTAAATTTATCAGGGCCACGTTTCTGACTGATCTTGGTTGACACTGAACAAACCAGTTGCTATACTGATTAAGTGAGGTATTTGAGCAGATGATCGTCCGCGGATTTAATATTAAACCATTTGCTGATCTCAGTGGTGCTGACCTCAGGCGTGCTGACCTCACTGGTGCAGACCTTAGATGTGCAGTCCTCAGTAATGCTCTCCTCAGTGGTGCTAACCTCTGGGGTGCTGACCTCGTCTATGCTAACCTCTGGGGTGCTGACCTCAGTGATGCAGACCTCAGTGGTGCAGACCTCAGTGGTGCTTGGCTCAGGAAAACCAAGATCACCGCAGAACAGCTGATGTGGTTGACCCTGACTGGTCAGATCACCCCTGATCAAGCTGCTGGGTGTAAAGTGTTGAAAACAAAGGAGTTACTAACCTGTTGATTCCAAAGCACTTAGCAGATCAGCCTCAGTAACGCCGTTCCAACCCACCCGGGTGTGCTGATATACTCAGCTGGTGCTGAATGCGTTGTCGGGCGTTTCTGTGCTGATGTCAGGGGTAAAACTGCTGATGTCAGCTGCTAGAACCCCAGAACAACTTCAATGAAATCAACAGGTTAGCTAAGTTGTTGATATCAAAGTACTTAGATTCTTGAACTTTTTTCATGAGTTTGGTAGACACGACCCAGACCGTTTGCTATACTTATTGAGTAGGCAGTTTACACGGAGACCATATGAAAACGAAATTCAACAACGTCAATTATTACGCCGCGCTGAAATTGTGTAAAGGGCGGTTGCCGGTAAGTAACCGCATTGCCAACGGCCGTAGCCTCAAGTTGTTGTGGTTTTCAACTCCTCAACTCGACGCCCAGTTGACTAAGCTGGCTGACAACGTGATACTGACCCGTGGTCGTGGCAACGGTATACGGTTTCATTTCCACAATCAGTAACCTTGGGGTTGACACGACCCAGACCGTTTGCTATACTAGTTGAGTAGGGGAAAACACACAACACATGATCTTAAACTCCAAACCCGAAAACGAAGCCATCCTAAGCAATGTGGGCGAGATTGGTGAATTCCGTATTCGTAACAGTGCGAAAGCATTCAGCATACTGTCAAGCGGCCTGTATGCCAACAAGATCCGCGCGGTGGTCCGCGAGCTCAGCTGTAATGCGGTGGACAGCCATGCGGCAGCTGGCAGTGCTGATGTGCCGTTTGAGGTCCACATGCCCACGATGTTGGAGCCCTGGTTCAGCGTCCGAGACTATGGCGTGGGATTGAATCATGATCAGGTCACCCAGATCTACACCACCTACTTTGAAAGCACCAAGACTCTCAGCAACGAGTTCATCGGCGCACTGGGACTGGGCAGCAAGAGTCCGTTTAGCTACACCGACAACTTCACAGTCACTGCGATCCAGAATGGTCGTCAGGGTATCTACACTGCGTTCATTAACGCTGATGGTGTGCCCAGTATTGCACTGATGCAGGCCGGCGAAACTGACCAGCCCACGGGTGTGGAAGTCAAGTTCAGCGTCAATGACCGCAACGACTTCAGTAAGTTCCGTGCTGAGGCAGCGTATGTATATAAATGGTTTGCTGTGAAACCCACCGTGTTGGGTATGAGTGGATTTCAACATGAAGTCCAGGTATACGACATAGAAAATCTAGTGCCAGGTGTTCACACTGTGCCTACCAGCCGGGTCTACGGCACGAATATCACCAGCTATGCTGTGATGGGCAACATAGCCTACCCCGTGGATGTGCCCAACGCGGTGGAAAACCTAGGCGACCTCAGCAGCCTGTTACAGTGCGGGCTGGTAATACACTTTGGTATTGGTGACCTGGACTTCCAAGCCAGTCGTGAGGGTCTCAGCTATATTCCTCAGACCATTGCCAGCATCCGCACCAAATTGCTGGCAGTGCGAGACGTGCTCACAGTCAGGCTCACGGCTGATGCTGATGCCATTGGTAATCAGTGGCAACGTGCTCAGTGGCTGAATTCACAGTTTGAAAAACCTCTGTGGAAGGCTGCTGTGGCGGAATATGTACGCAACACTGGATTTGGGTTGTTTGATCCAGGCAAGAGATATGATCGATGCAGAATATTTGAACTGCGTGAAGATCAGCTGAAGGAAAGTTTCAATATTGAAATCCGGATGTTCGGCTGTAACTCGTACGGCAAATGCAGTCCGCGGACTCCTGACCGTGGTGTACAAGAAATCCCTGGTGATACCCCAGGGTATCACACATTCTGGTCAGTACCAGTGGCAAGTCAAACCCTGTTTGTGATCGGTGATATTAAAACTGGTGCGCTGACTCGTGCCACATATCACTGGCGCCAGCGCAACACCAGTGACAATGTTTATGTGCTGACTCCAGCAGATAAAACTCAGCCCATGAAAACTTCTCATTTCATGGCAGCCATTTGCGGCCCGCCTGATGAACAGATTCATTTGGCTAGCGAACTGGACCAACCAGAACGTCAGGCCCGCGCCAGCAATGCCGGGGTGACCATCATGGTGCTGACTCAGCGTACTAATGGCCGATATGGTCGTAAGGCAGACAAGACTATGGTTTGGCGTGCCACTTACTCACTGGATCAGTTTAATACCACTGATAAGGTACTGTATGTACCGCTGGTGGGATTTGAAGTACAGAGCCAGCATAGTGTTACTGACATCAAACTGTTACACACAGAACTGATAGAGTCGTGTTTGTTTGGTAATAACCTAGTGATTCATGGTGTTCGCAAGCAGGATCTGGCCCAGGTGCAGGCGTTGTCCAACTGGGTTAACCTGGAAGATCACATCGTGCATCAGCTCAGCAGTATGGATGAAGCCACGATCCAGGGTATGGCACTGAACCAGGTTGACTCCGCTAAGGAAATCGTGTATAATAAACATGTGCTTCAATACATCGCTGATGACACAAATCTGCTGAAACTGTTGATCCAGAAGTTGACGCCTGTGCAGAACAAGCACTTCAATCACGGATTGCTGGAGAGTTTGAGTCGGAGGTTTGCTCCGGGATCGGCTGACAAAGTCAACAATCAGATCCGTCAGTTGACCTCCGAAGTTGCCGCAGTGAATCAGCGGTATCCACTGTTGAAGCACCTGGCCTATGCCAACGGTGAGCATGTGGCTGAATATATCAACCTAATCCACAACAAGAACTAAGTACACAAGACACAAGGACAAACTAAAATGGCATTCCCATACATCGCGCAGGGCAACAACATCACGGTAGTTATTGGCACCAACAGCCACACCATCAACCGGACTCATATCGCATTCAGCCGCGTGCTGGAAGCCATCAAGGCTGGTGACTGGGACACTGTCAAGGACATCATTGAGCCGCAGAAAGTTGTGCTCAACTATGGTGCTGGCAACATCAGCATCCAGGGTGACCAGATGTTCTGGAAGGGTGCAGAGTTTCACGGCACGCTGGCCAATCGTGTGATCCAGATGTATCAGGATGGATTCTCGATCGAGCCCATGGTGAATTTCATGGAAAACCTCATGCTGAATCCCAGCAAGCAGGCAGTGACTGAACTGTATAGCTTCCTTGAGCAGGGACAGTTGCCCATTACACCGGATGGTTGTTTCTTGGCTTACAAGAAAGTGCGTGGCGACTTCAAAGACATCTACAGCGGTACCCTGGACAATAGTGTGGGACAGACTGTGACTATGGAACGCAACACGGTGGATGACGACAAGTACCGCACCTGTAGCACTGGACTTCACTTCTGTAGCCAGGCTTATCTGAAACAGTTTGGTGGCTCGGGCGATCCTGTGATGATCCTCAAGATCAACCCGCGTGATGTGGTTAGTATTCCTGCAGACTATCACGACACCAAAGGCCGGTGTTGCGCCTATGAAGTGATTGGTCAGCTGGGCGTGGACCCGGCTGCGGCATTTACTGAGTCAGTGCAGGACGGTGCCAACGAGCCCGTGAATTCAGAGGCGGCCTAATATGCTGACCTTGGAAACACTGTGCAAAGTCATTAACACCCAGTTTGGCGAACCCTTTCTGGTGCGTGATGGAGTGATGGCAGAAATCGTCACAGAAGCTGACGAAACCCTGCTCAGCATCTGTATTGGACGTCGTGACATTCAGATCAATGCCGCAGGTGAAGTGGTGAGTAGTGGCACGTTGGTTGGTATGTCCAATGACACTCTGCTCACGCCTGAGGTGGAATAAATGCCTCAGGCAGAAAACATCACCAAACTGGACGCAAACGAAGTCTTTGTTTTTGGTAGTAACACGGCCGGGCGGCACGGCCGTGGTGCGGCCAAACAGGCACTGGATCAATTCGGCGCAGTGTACGGTGTGGGTGAAGGCATCACTGGTCAGTGTTATGCGTTTCCCACACTGGATGGCAGCAATGGTACCCTGACTCAGTTGCCCATGAAATCCATGCAACGCAGCCGAGATCGTTTGTATGATATCTGTACCACGTTGCCTGAGCTGAGTTTTCTGCTTACCAAAGTTGGTTGCGGACTGGCAGGTTATCCCGAAGAACTGATGCAGAGTCTGTTCACTGATCCTCCGGAAAATTTGGTTTTGCCCCTGGGTTGGTAGTTTATCAAAGCTGGAAACCGCTTCTCGGTACCAGAGTGGTTGGAATGTGGTTCGCGAACCACATTGACATCAGACATAGCCGTTTGCTATACTAGTTGAGTAGGCAGTTTGCGGACATAGCATAATGAATAGTGCAGGGCACTCTAACAGCCTAATATGAGAGTTTGAATCTCTCTGTCTGCACCATAATTTTACACACAGGACAACTCAATGAGCTTCTTAAAATCAGGTAACACATTTCGAGTAACCAGCAAAGAAGAACTAAATCTTCACGATACACTACCAGTAGGTACTTATGTGGTGAAGTTCAATTCCATGCAGGGTCATTTCTACCTGGAACGGATTGATGACTTCACACTGCCCAGCAAGCTCTATGGCGACACCAATCGTCACGCTGAGCGTATTCTCAATACCTTCCTGGATCGTCCAGCTGGTACTGGCGTAATTCTCAACGGCGAGAAGGGCAGCGGCAAAACCCTGCTCAGCAAGAAAATCGCAGTGCAGGCGGCCGCTCAGGGTATCAGTACCATCCTGGTCAATACTCCACACTTTGGTGACTCCTTCAACAACTTCCTGCAGGACATTGAAGTGCCTGTGGTGGTGTTGTTTGACGAGTTTGAAAAAGTTTATGACGACTCTGCGCAGGAAGCTGTGCTCACGCTGCTGGATGGTGTATTTCCCAGTCAGAAACTGTATGTGATCACCTGCAACGACAAGTACCGGATTGACTCGCATATGCGTAATCGTCCAGGCCGTATCTACTACATGCTGGACTTCACTGGTCTGGATGCTGACTTCATCAGAGAATATTGTGTTGACTGTTTGCTGAATCAGAGTCATACTGACACAGTGTGTAAGATAGCAACATTGTTCTCTCAGTTCAACTTTGACATGCTCAAGGCCATGGTGGAGGAAATGAATCGCTATGGTGAGACCCCTCAACAGGTGATGCAGATGCTCAACACCAAACCCGAATTCAGTGACAATTTGGTATTTAATGTAAATCTGGAATCAGCTGAACCTGATTGCGACCCAACTACTATTTCTAAAAGTTGGAAAGGTAATCCCATGACCTCAAAAATCGAAATGGAATACCGCGGGAAAGAAGATACTGCTGACAACGGGTTTGAGTGGTATACTGCAGAGTTCTGTAGTGATGATATACAGATTATCAACCCCAGCCTGGGCCAGTTTGTTTTCAAGAACGGTGATGGCGACAAGCTCACACTGACTCGCACCAAGCCTAAAATTAATGACTGGCACAAGATGCTTTGTTAAATATACAGGGAGGGGTTAACCCTCCCTGTATTCAACTGGAGAGCAATATGACGTAGATTACTACCGAACTAGCATGTAAGACCGCAGTTTTTCATTTCAACAAGCATCATCTAACTGATCCCGCCATCCCTATGTGGTGTATCAAAGCCCAGGGTAAAACTTATTATGTAAATCATGTGAGCTGTGAAATTGGCTGGAACACCAAAGAAACGCCCAACAACAGTCACACCCAGGGCAGCCTCAAGTTTAACCGCTGTCTGATACAAATTGACAGTGAAAACACTGCTACTATTAAACCACTTACCCCAGCAGATCAGCTGAGATTGCGTGATCAGAAAAGCATCATCCGACTGATGATCAGCAACTTAGGTATAGAGCGATTCTGGCAGTCAGTAACACAGAGTCAGATGCATGTGGGGGCGCCATTGCAAGTTAAAGGTTCCTGTAGTAACCCGTTTCTAATCATCGACATATATCAGCAAACTGACTTGGTTTACCTGACCCTGAATATGCCGGCTTATAGCGTCAGAGTATTGCAGAGCAACGAAGATCACTATCAACGGTATGAGCAAGCCCTGGCCAACAACGAAGTCAGCATATGGTGGGAAGAACCTGATGATGAAGACGAAGATTAATCAAGTTGTAAAAATCACACACGAGGTAGTGTATAATAAGTTATGAAACAAATCTGGACCGAGGCATACAGGCCCGATACCCTAGACGGTTATGTTTTTCAGAATCAGATTCAGCGATCTCAGGTACTGAACTGGATCAATGAGCGAACTATCCCGCATCTGTTATTCAGTGGCGGGCCAGGCACTGGAAAAACAACGTTGGCTCGCATCCTGGTCAAGGCATTGGATATTCATCCATATGATGTGCTGGAAATTAATGCTAGTCGTGATAATGGCATCGACGATCTCAGAAATCGTATCACCAGTTTCGTAAGTACCACCCCGTTTGGTGAGTTCAAGGTTGTATTGATGGATGAAGCAGACGGGCTTTCACCACAGTCGCAGGCAGCCCTGCGGAATCTCATGGAGACTTATGCTGACCACGCCAGGTTCATTCTAACCTGCAATATCCGGCACCGGGTAATTCCAGCAATCCAGAGTCGTTGCCAGGACTTTCATATTACTCAGCTGGATCAGACTGAGTTTGCCACGCGCATGGCACAGATTCTGCTCACAGAAGGTATTGAGTTTGATCTGGATGCGTTGGACACATATGTCAAATGCAGTTATCCAGATCTCAGAAAGTGTATCAATGTATGTCAGCAACACAGTATTGGTGGTGTGTTGCAGGTGACGCAGGTGGCTGACAGCAATCAGGACTACCGCATCGCAGCAGTGGGCATGATCAAAGCTGGTAATCTCAGAGCTGCCAGACAGCTGATCTGTAAACAGCTTAGACCTGAAGAGATGGATGAACTTATCAGCTGGGCTTACCATAACCTGGATCTGTGGAGCAACACGGATGAAGGACAAGACCAAGCCATACTGATTATTCGCAAAGCCGCAGTCAATACCAGCATGGTAGCTGATGCAGAAATCAACGTGGCTGCTATGATCACAGAACTTTCTCAAATTAACTAAAGGACAACTATGTACCTGCTCGCGAAATACTTAAAGAATCCCCGTAATCCCAAGATGACTCACATCAAGGGATACATGCTGAACAAAGAGAACTACACACTGGATGAGAGTGTTAAGTTTTCTCGCAACCTCCGGAACAAGGACCTGATTGATCACAATGTGGTCATCAATATCTTTCAACAGCGCATCGAAAAGTGCAACGTGGAGGACATGCAGAATCTGGAGTATGATCAGATGTTTGCTTACTTTTACCGAAATTATCAGACCTACTTTGATCGCATGTTCGACGCTGTGGGGTTGAAGGTACAGATTGGGCATGAACCCGTGGACGCTGAAGTCACCGAAGTCACTGCTGAAGTCGCCGAAGTCACGGCCGAAGTGGTACAAGTGCCAGTACACTCTGTGGTAGAGTCGGCAGATTAGTTAATATGATAAAAGGGGCCCAGAACTGGGCCCCTTTTATCTATTCTTCGCCGTACAGTTTAAGCACTCTACTTACAATAGGATGCCGTTCAATGTGTCGAGTATCAAACTGGACAGTACTAATCATACGCTCGTCCTGCTGAATTCGATTTACGAAGTCTTTGAGCCCGTTGTCTTTAACAAACGGTTTATCCATCTGAGCTAAATCGCCAGTGACCACAGCTTTGGTTCCATCTCCCAATCGTGTGAGAAACATCTTCATCTGGTTAATTGAACTGTTCTGAGCTTCGTCGAATACTATCCAACAGTGTTTGAATGTTCTCCCCCTCATAAAAGCCAGAGGAGCCAGTTCAATTACCTGATCCTCGATCATTTTTTCAATCTGCGGCAGATCATAACATTCACGCAGCACATCCATGAGTGGCTGAGTCCAGGGCATCATCTTGCTGGTGAGATCGCCGGGTAAAAATCCATGGCTTTCACCTTCAACTCCCACTGCGGGTCTGGTCAGTATTAGTCGTTTAACTTTCCCTTCTCTGAGAGCTTGAATACCTGCCATCATGGCCAGCAAAGTCTTACCAGTGCCGGCTGGGCCCACAGCAAATACTACAACTTTCTGTGGATCGGTGAGTAGGTCTAGGTATTCTTCTTGCACAGCGTTTCTAGGCACAATTACCGGCATTGCACGGCGTGTCTGACGCTCGAATTGAATGGTGTTACTGGCAGCTGACTGGGGTGTCTCTGCTCGTTGGCGTTTCTTGGACATATAACGGACCTCCTATTTGATTTGGATTCCATGAGTATTTAAGCTGAGATCAGATTACATCAGCTAGTTACAGAAAAACTTGTGAAAAAGCATAAGTATCGGGTATGGACTTTGCAATGGAAGTTTGATCGAAGCCAAAACACACGCGGATTTCTTGCTGCAAATACTATAAATAATCAGTGAGAAACTAACTATGCCTCAGAGTTTAAAAGATATCATCAGCAACGTCAAGGACGTGTCCATGTCAGACAGTTCCCTGAGCACCTTGCTGGATTTTGAACGAGTATTGGATGAAATGGATCTGTATGCGTTTCAGAACTGGAAGCTGGGTGAGCTGATTTCAGGTCCCGCAGTGGGCAAATACCGTGTAATCTGTACTTTTATGTGGCCACACAGTCTGATGCCAGATCCTGCGGGTGCTGAGCGACTGTTGAACTTTGGTGCTAAAATACAGTGGGGCAAAGACTGGTTGGAGTATCCCATCAAGATTGAAACACCAGATGACTATCGACCTGGCACCAAGAAGCCTCGCATGGCACGCAAGCAAGTTTGGACAGTGGAACTGAATCTGCCCAAGACACTGATCAAGAATATCCAGCGCGGCAGTGCTGATATTCTCAACAGCACACTTAACCTGGATGATATTGACTCAGCATATGAGCGTGGACTGGATGATCAGGGAACCAACGCTGACAAGACCGCAGATCAGACACAAGCAGACATGGCCAATTCGGCTGGTCAGGAGCAAATGTAATGACCAATCTGGTGGAAGGACTGGAAGTTAACGATCTGGTGGATGTGCTACAATCTCAGATGCAGGTGGATGAATACCGCAGCAAACTGGGCAGAGATGATAAGAATTGTGTGCTCAGCTTCATGGTGGACGATCGGGTAGCAGCCAATGACCTGGTTAATTTCATGGAGCGTGGCTATGAATTTGTACTGGATGCAGATGTCAGCAACAGTGAAGTCAGCAATGGACGCTGGTTGGTGTTTGTGGAAATTCGCCGACTGACATCATTGTATGATCATGTGGAAAAGATCATCAAAGACTTAGCCGCATCCAGTGGCATCAAGCCAGCCCAGTGGCAGTTTAAATATCGCAAAGACAAACAATATCAGCCACTGACTCGTGAGAATTTTACTCAATTGGTGCCGCTGACCAGCCGGGCCTACCGCAAGCGGTATATCGATCCAGTGAATCAGATGAAAACCACTGCTGGATTACCAGTAACCACTCCGCCAGTACAGGATCAGGACCTTAAAAATCTACAAAATCTAGCTGGTATTTAGGAATTTCAATTATGTTATTGCGAGCAAAGTTAATGGCCATGGTGGGGGTGGGCATAGCTGTGATGGTGCTGGGGTTCTGGTTGTATTATAAAAATTCCCAGAAACGACTATCAGAAGCAGCCGCTCAGAACGCACAACAACAGATACAGATCCAGCAACAACAAGCCATTCAGAAACAGATGCAGCAAGACATAACCAAAGGTGCTGAATTGCGTCAGACTGTTACTCGTCAGATGGTGCAAACTCAGCGCAGTGTGGATGACATGCGTGCCAAGTTTGTACCCCGCCAGGATTCCAGCACAGGACAACCTGTTACACTAGGAGCCCGGGCAGTGGAAAAAACCGACACTGTGGAACGGGCAGTGAATCGTGGCACATTTGATCAGTTACGCTGCTTTGAATTAACCACCGGCAGTGCGCTGACAGATGACGAGAAGTCCGGCAAAGTTTCTAATTCACTGTGTCCAGAATTGTTGGTGTTTAAACTGCCCAGCAGCTATGCCCAACTAAATACATTAGGTAAAGTTAACAATGAAAAATCTATTCCGCCTCAGGTGGCTACCAGCAAGTCTGGTGCTGCCGCTGCTGCTAAGTAGCTGCTTAACTCATAAGAAACTACAAGTGCAAGTTCAGCCAGTGACACGAGTTCCTCTGGATCTGCCAGCTATTGCTCCACTACAACTGGACGGCATGAGCTGGTATGTGGTGACCGAGAGTAACTTTACTGAAGTCATAGCCAAACTCAAAGCTGCTGGAGTACAGCCAGTGTTCTTTGCACTGGATGAGCGTGGATATGAAAACCTCAGTGTTAACATGACCAAGATTCGTGGGTATATTGTTCAGCAGAAAATTGTGATTGTGTCGCTGAAAGATTATTATGGAGTTCCGGATAATCCCGAGGCATTGACTCCTGCTCCCAGCCGACTCTCCATGGGCTCAGGTTCAAATATTCCCACTGCGGCTGCGGTGTCTCAGCCCATTGCGGCCAAGACGGTAACAGCTCAGCCAGCAACAGCGCAACCCCCAGCTAAAAAAGGCATGGCCAAGTTTATCCCACCTTTCCTAAAAACACAGTAGTTTATTTTGGTCTCTGTTTGGTTTAAATACTAACAAATCCAGGGAGACTTCAATGACTGCATTTCGAGACCTATCGTTTGCTGAACAGAGCTGGCACTGTGCAATGCTGAGTAAAATCTGCTATGAAGCACCAAGCACGGCCACACCACAGTTTAATCAGTTGGGTTACACTGATGCAGGGATTGATTTTATGGCGGTGGATAGCAGTCAGGGATATATACTCACCACTGATACAGATATCATGGTGCTTTGTCGTGGCACAGAATTGACTGAGAAAGCCGACGCATTAAGCGATCTCGAAGTTTGGTACAGTCATGATGATGAACTGGGATTGGTGCATACTGGGTTCCTGGCCAGTGTGAATCGCCTGTGGCCACGGGTATTTGATTACCTACAAGCCAATCAGCACAAGCCAGTATACTTCACTGGTCACAGTCTGGGCGCGGCAATGGCCACCATCATGGCAACTCGTATGCTGCATACATACGACATGTTGAAACCCAGAGCATTATTCACATATGGCAGTCCGAAACCGTTTAGTATCATTGGAGCCAAAACCACCGCAGCTGGTGTGCCACATCATCGCTGGGTCAACAACATGGACATTGTACCACGCAGCCCAGGATTCCTGATGGGATATGGTCATTGTGGAACTCAGCATTACATCAACAGCTGGGGCAATGTGGTCAACTACGGCTTCTGGCACCGTGAGCTGGATAAAATCATGGCTCTGCGTCGTGCTGGGGTGTTTGGCGACCTGGGTTATGTGGACAGTCATGGCATGATTCATTACCTCGCCGCACTGGAACGTTACCGTGACGGCATTGTGTTGCCACAGGGCAAAGAGGGCCTGGCTTACAAACGGCGTCAAAAATAACAACTGCCAAGGTGAAGCACACGCGGTTTTTCAGCCAAGAGCCGATAAATAACACAGCGGGGAATTTACACCATGGGTCTGATTGCCAGAAGAGTAGCCAAGCGAGCCAAACAATACAAGAGTGTGGATGATTATTTAAAAGATCTGTGGCGCCCACTCATAGCTTGGGTATATGCCATTATTGTATTGTTTGACTTCATGATTGCTCCCATCATGCTGGGTGTGTATTGTGCGGCGTTTAGACAGCCTTATATTGAATGGCATTCGCTGACCATCCAGGGTGGTGGAATGTTTCATATCGCCATGGGTGCGGTAATCGGTGTCAGCAGTTACGGTCACAGTCAGGAAAAAATCAACACTGCGCCTGATCCCAGTGGTATGCCAGGTATGTCCTGGCCCAGCAATACTCAGGGGTCGCCTGGCTTCACTGGTGGTACACCATCCAACAGTGGATATGGCGCGCCTGTGGGGGGATTTGGTTCAGCTCCAGCTGGATATGGCGCGCCTGTGGGGGGATTTGGTTCAGCTCCAGCTGGATATGGAACTCCAGCTCCCAATAGTTTTAACTCGCCGGCTGTCAGCTTGCCGCCAGTGGCTCCACCAGCTCCCACGCCCATTGCCATGGGCACAGTAAAAGATCACGATGAAATACCTCCTCAGATAGTACCCACTGGTGGCATGCCCAGAGCTAAAAAGTTCAATAGTTAAAATATTAGCAGGAAACAGCCTGCTGTATAACTACTGGTTGGAGACTATTCTTAACTATGAACAATCATGAACAGATCGTTGCTGCCTACGAGGCTTACTTGGCTGAACACACCAAGTTCACTGACAAGGGTGTCAAAGCAGCAGCAGCTCGCGCTCGTAAAGCACTGGGTGACCTGGGTAAACTTACCAAAGAACGCCGTGCTGAGATCCAGGAAACCAAGAACGCAGCCAAGTAACTGAGATAATCATGGATCCCTGGTCAGCTTTAAATATTGAGAGGTCTGCGTCAGCAGACGATATCAAAATGGCCTATAGAAAGTTGGCCAGGGAACACCACCCAGATCTGGGTGGTGACCCAGACCGATTCAGACAGATTCAGCAAGCATACGAGCAATTAACCAACCCTCAACCACAGCAACATCAGCAGCAACACCATGGCATCAATATAGAAGATCTATTCCGAAACTTTGGTGTCAATTTTGGTCAACAACATAGACCACGACGCAACCAGAACTTGGAAATGTATGTGATCATCAGTGTAGCAGAAACCATCAATGGCGCCAGTCGCACGGTAAATATTAATGAAAACGGTGTACTCAGAACTATTCAAGTGGATATACCTGCCGGACTGGCCACAAGTGAGGTAATCAAATACACAGACATGGGCAGTCAGCTAGACGCCAGTCTACCAGCTGGTGATCTATTGATACGCATCACCGTGGAAAACCCACTGGGCTATGTGGTAGACCAGGGCCATATGCTGACTCAACGCAGAATCAGTGTGTGGCGAGCATTGCTGGGCACTGAAGTCACAGTTCAAGACCCGCTGGGCAGTGAACTCAAAGTCACCGTGCCAGCTGGCGTCACTGCTGGTACCCGACTCAGAGTGGCTGGTCGTGGTGGTCAACTTAGACAGCAGCGTGGTGACATCATCATTGAAATCATTATCACCATGCCTGAACTCAGTGATGATCAGACCACCATAATAACCAAATGGCTTTGACTTTCACACAGGAATCCTGTATACTAGTATAGAAGGATGGCAACAGTGCTTAAAGATAACCCCGAAATTAGTTTGATTGTGAGCAAGGCTAGTGAATATGCCAACGCATTAAATCACCAATATGTAACTCTGGAACATTTGTTATACAGCATGTGTAGCTACCGAAACTTCAAGAAGTTAATTAACGACTATGGCGTAGATGTGAACAGCTTGAACCAGGAACTCAAACAGTATATTGAGGGCCAGACTGGTCTGGCCTGCACTGAACCCACAAAACCCACCCGTACCAGCACACTGGAGCGGGTGTTTAACCGTGCTGTGAGTCAGGTATTGTTTCATGGCCGGGATCAGATTCAGGTAGCAGATCTGTATGACAGCATCACTCACGAGACCAACAGTTTCGCCGCATACATCATGCTGAAGTATGGTGTACAGCGTGAAGACTTCATGAAGTTTGCTAGCCAAAATTATGTGAGCCCGGTGACCTCCAGGGGTGACAAATCGCAGATGAGCTCCAAGCAGGCATTGGAGATGTTGAATGAATACTGCACCAATCTCAATCAACTGGCCACTGATGGCAAGATTGATCCAGTGATTGGTCGCGAAACTGAGCTGAATGAGATCACTCAGGTCATGGCCAAGCGCAACAAGAGTAATGTGCTGCTGGTTGGAGATTCAGGAGTGGGGAAGACTGCTATCGTTGAGGGACTGGCGCTGAACATCGTGAATGGCGCAGTACCTAAATACCTGCAGGATTGGACGGTGTGGAATCTGGATATTGGTAGCTTGCTGGCCGGCAGTAAATTTCGTGGCGACTTTGAAGAAAAACTAATTTCAGTGCTGGACTCATTGGCCGAGCTGGGTAAATGTATTCTGTTTGTAGACGAAGCGCACCAGATGCGCGGTGCTGGCGGTGGCAGTGATCGTGGACCTGACTTTGCCAACATGATCAAACCAGCCATCAGCAAAGGTCGAGTCAAAGTACTTGCCAGCACCACTTGGGAAGAATACAGCAACAGCTTTGAAAAAGATCGTGCGCTGATGCGCCGCTTCTACCGATTGGCCGTGGATGAACCCACGCCGCAGCAGGCCAAAGAAATCCTACGCGGCCTGCGTGATAAGTTTGAAACATTTCACGGCGGCTCAGTAACTGATGCTGCTATTGATGTGGCAGTGGACCTCAGTGTGCGGTATCAGACCGATAAGAAACTGCCAGACAAGGCCATTGACCTGATCGACAGTGCATGTGCCAGATTGCGCATCACTGATGTACAGGGCTGGACCGTGGGTCGTGGTGAAGTTATTGCTGAGATCAGCCGTTCCACTAAGATTCCAGTGGACAGCCTGGACCAGGACAAACGAGCTCATCTCAAGACACTGGCTGTGGACATCAAGCAACGCCTGTATGGGCAGGATGCTGCGGTGGATACCGTGATTGACAAGATCCTGATTAGTCGAGCAGGGTTAAAGCGTATCAACAAGCCCATGGGAAACTTCCTGTTACTGGGTCCCACCGGCGTGGGGAAAACCGAACTTGCCAAGTTGCTGGCTGATCAGTTGCAGATGAAACTGCACCGTTACGACATGACCGAATACCAGGAGAAACACAGCATCAGCAAGCTGATTGGTGCCCCTCCGGGTTATGTGGGACATGATGACGGCAAGATGGGCGGCGGCTTACTGGTGGGTGATATTGAAAAGAGCCCCAACTGTATCCTGTTGTTTGACGAAGTGGAGAAAGCTCATCCTGATGTGTTGCAGGTGTTGTTGCAGATGATGGATGAAGGATTTATCAGCGGCAGCAATGGACGTAAAGCAGATTGCCGCAATAGCCTAATCATTCTGACCAGTAACCTAGGCGCGGCTGACATGGAGCGTGAACGCATTGGATTTGGTGAAATTCAGAATCAGTCAGACAACGCTGCGGTGAAAGAATTCTTCAAGCCGGAATTTCGTAATCGGCTGGATGCGGTTTGCAAGTTTAACAAACTGGATGATCTCAGCTATCGCAAGATCGTGTGCAAGTTTATTCGTGAGCTGAATGAACTCATGACTGACCGTGACATCATTGTGACTGCCACTGAGCAACTGATTGATCAGATCATTGCGGTGGGAGTGGATGCCAAGATGGGCGCCAGGCCGCTGGCACGCACTGTGGACGATATCATCAAGTTGCCACTGAGCCGTAAGTTGCTGTTTGATGAAATTCAGCCAGGAACCCGGCTTACACTGGATTGGGTTAACAACCAACTGGATATCAAGGAGAACGTATATGTACCAGAAACTGCGTGATCAGTTTCCCCAGCATCAGAAACTAATTAACCCCCTGAGTAAAATGGTAACAGATCGGTATAAGATTGTAGTGGAATTTACTCACTCACTAACAGATGACATAACCAGTCTGCTTAGACGCGGTCAGTGTTATAGACCAACAACGACTGACTTTCTACTGAGTCCTGTCCCAGTTGATGCTGAGGTAATATCATATATGGGCACGAAGAACACGGAGCCAGCTCGCCAGTTGTACCAGCGTATGCGTGATCAGCAGGTGGCTTTCCGACATGAATATCGATATCTCAGCGTGTATCTGCACACGCTGGATCAGGCACAGGAATGGATTCAATGGGCTAGTGATATACAGGATACTTATAAATTTCATTTTTTACGTAAGGTGCGGGCTGTGGATCAAAGTACACTGGTGGGTGAAGTCATTGTGAAACAGGCAGCACTGAAACCCTACCAGTACAAGATACTGCTGAACGATCAGGATATGGAACAAGGCAGTGCAGACCGTATGCGCAGTGTGATAAAAAACTTCACAGGTGACTTACGCGGTAACTTTAACTTGAATCGTTTTCTGGGAAAACGCACAAACGGGTATGCGTCCGCCAATAGCTTCTACAACGCAACGTTCTACGCAAAAGATGATGCGGTGATCATGTTCCTGGGGCTGAGTTATCCCAAACTGATTAAAAAAATCTACCGTGTGAAATACCTGGGTAAATAGCTGTATATTATGGCACAAGTTATTACAGAAACCATCACACTGGCGTTTAGCCGACTTGTAAAAGATGCAGCAGTACCTGATTCAGTATTTACATCAGATCTGCTTGCCGACATCGAATCAGCAGCCAGCGCACTAGCAGGAGCTGGCATAATAGTAGAAATCAGAAGTTACACCACCAATAGTGAGGAATAAATGGATCTAAGTCAAGAACAAGTAGAGTATCTGAGAAAATGTCACCCACAGGTGTGTATCCCCTGTTATGGCGGACAGTTATTTGAGTCAGTTTTTGTTAGTATGCTGAAGTTTGTGATCTATTGTAACAAGATCGGCATGAACTTCAGTATTGACACCATGGTAAATGAAAGCCTGATCACTCGTGGTCGCAACAACCTGGCAGCCAAGATGATGAGTAATGCAGATGCCACGCATCTGATGTTTATCGATGCTGATATCGGCTTTGAGCCTGAGCACATCTTCCAGTTGTTACTACATGACAAGGATGTAGTGGGTGGATTGTATCCCAAGAAAAGTCTGCCCATTGATTATGTGGTCAATGTGGATCCGGCTATGGTCAATGAACAGGGTGAAGTACCAGTAACCAATAACCTAATTCCGCTGACTCGCCTGGGCACTGGATTCATGATGATCCGGCGTGAGGTGTTGCTGAAGATGTTTGCTGCCTATCCTGAAACTCATTACATTGGCAACATTGGGCTGGACAAAAAGTATGACCAGTTTATGTTCGCATTGTTTGACACTATGATTACCAAAGACCTGGAATACAACAGTGAAGACTGGACATTCTGTGATCGTTGGAGAGCTATTGGTGGTGAGATTTGGGGTGATATTACCATGAAGCTGGATCACACTGGTCATTTCCGTTATCCTGGTAATCCTGACAAGCTGAGCCAGATGACTGGCAACACCGAACAGGGTGGCATTAGCCAGAGCAGAGGCGACGTCAGCATGAAGCCGGCTAATACCACTGATGTGGTTGACGCCGAGCCCATGCCTTTAGATTAAATCAGTAAAAACCCGGTGATTAGTCACCGGGTTTTTCTTGACTAATCACTGGTTACTTGCCCAGATTAAATCTCATACCAGTAGCTTGTTCCACTACCGTCATGGAGGTTTGATACTTGGGCCAGTCAGTGGCTGGGCTAATTGCACTGTTGGGCATAATGAAAGCCTGCACTTTCTTACTGTGCTTTTCGATAATAATCTTAAACAATCTCGTGGGAATACCCAGCCCGTTGCCGGTTACTGGGTGACCCTGATCGTAAATGCCACCGGAAATGATATAAAAATCTGTGCCGAGTTGTTTTGCCCATTGGCGTTCAGCAGTTTCCAATAGACGCCATGCTCCACGGTTGATGCTGGAATTCTGTGCCACCATGTTGCTGAGGTTGAAACTTTCGCTCATGATTTGGTCATTCTGGGTGTTGTTGCCTGCTGGAGCCATGTGCCCACGATCGTGAGTTCCCCCCAAAGTGGCATAGTCAGCCAGTGAAGCACTACATACTGGGGTAATAGCAGCATCAGGATGAAAGTTATTCTTGCGTCGTGCTGGGCCAGTCATGGCAGCGGGTGTGAGGTGCTCAAATACTGCCACTGGCGCTTTGACTTCACAGCGATGAATCACCGCATAGTTGAGATGACACACTTCCTGGTCGCCTGGCCGATGCTGATACAGTGGCGTGCCGTTGACAGTAAACTGTGGGCACTGTTGATTGATCTGTGCTACTACGCCACTGACTGAAAACATAATCAGTAATAGAAATTTTTTCATAATAGATCTCCAGAAATATTTAGCCTGATCCAGGTCCTGAATGCACAGCGTATATCACCGCAACGCCATAAATAATACAAATGATCCTTAACGAACTATTCACCACAGTGGACGAAGGAATACAAGATCCTAATATCTTCAAAGCATTGATGTTGATTGGTGGCCCAGGCAGTGGCAAGACCACAGTGGGAGAACATCTGATATCCGGCACTGGTATCAGATCAGTGAATACTGACGCGTTCTATGAGATGATCAAATCTCGCAACTGGCTGGCTAAAAATCCTGGAAAAACTCGGGCAGATATGCCCAGCTGGGACCTTCCGCAAGATATACAATCTGACCCAGACTGGAAAACCTCTACTAAATCTCAGTATAGTCGATTGGAACTATTGGTACAGGGCCGTCTGGGAATAATGTTGGATATGACTGGACGAGATGCTGAGTCCACCCAGCAGTACCGACAGGAACTAGAGCAATTGGGATATGATGTGGCTATGCTGTATGTGAGAACTCCCACAGAAGTGGCACAGCAAAGAAATGCAGCACGGCGTCGCAGGGTTGACCCTGATACACTGGCTAACATACACACTGCGGTTAACACCAATGCGACCTATTATAAACTGGTGTTTGGTGACAAGATGGTAATACTGGACAATCATCAGAGTCAGCCAGTACATCATCTGCTGACCAGCACTGAAGATTTTCATTGTGATCAGGGGGCTATCAGTATATCTCGCTGGTTTCGTCGTTGGCTGAAACAGCCAGTGAAAAACGATGCGGTCCAGGCTTGGAAACAAACTCAGCTAAAATCTCTTGGTCGCAAAGTATCTGTATCTGAGGATATCAATAAAAAATCATCCAGTACTCCAGTTCGTGGCGGAGTCAAAATCCTAGTGGATGCTGGCCTTGAACTAACAGGAAAACAACTGCTGGCACTGGCAAAACGCCTTAACACTGAATGTGCTGGATATATCCGGGCCTTTAAACTAGCCCATCAGCCACTTTATCGAGGTATGGCGGATGAGGGTAGAGTGATGGTGGGTCGTAGTTATCAGCAAAGACGTCCGCTGGACAGTGACATAGGTGAAACTCAGCTATTTGATCAAGCACTAACTCAGCTGGGCATTGCCGCACAACGAGGCAACAGTATATTCACAACAGGAAATACTGGGCAGGCCAGCGGATATGGTGAAATATTTGCGGTGGTACCCAAAGACACTGCAACATTTAGCTGGAGCAAGGGGACAGATGATCTCACTTTGCACGATGGAGACTTGGCAGCTGATAGGATCATAACCAGGCCTGCGGCAGTATATGCACTGATAGAAAAAGAAATATCTCAAGTTACCCACCAAATTGATACAGAGAAAAATCAGGCTAAGCTCGCCAAGCTCGATAAGTATGCTGACGAACTGCTTCAATTAGAAGGAGCTCTGGAGATTCACGACGAACGTCAAATAACGATGAACATGGCATGGATACTGAAAAATATGCCAAACTCTGAGGTAGCCCAGAACTCAGCAGCAATACTCAATCCCGTACTAGACATCAAAATGTTCCAGAAAACATATGTCATGTCAGATAAGAATCTAGTAGCAGCAATTAAAAATCACGACGAGATTCTGATACGCGGCGAATACTATGCCATGGAACCAGATATATGGGAAACACTGCTTACCCGTAAACTTATATAAGAGAAAATTATGAGATACTCAGAGTTCATTACTGAAGCAGAAATCACCACACCAATTCCAGTGGCCGATTCACCAGGTTTCCAAGATCTGGCTCGGCTGCTGAACGAAAAATGTGGTGACTATTTGAAGATATTTAAAGAAACTGGCAAGGTGCTGTATCGAGGTGCTGACCCTGGTGCTCTGGCATTCAGTGGCCGCAGCAGAGATGACAGAAAACCCAAAGACAGCGATCCCACAGCTCACCGTCTGGTGAATATTGCCCTGACTAAACTGGGTATTGCCGCTCGTCGTGATAACAGTGTATTCACGACTTCTAATCAGAATATGGCTGGTGAGTTTGGAGTTATTTACATCATCATTCCCAGAAACTCAGCTGTGTACAGCTGGAGCAATGACCGTGATCTTACACTAAACCTCGCCACTGTGCGACTGCATAGCAATAGCCGCGACTGGAGACTGTTACGCCGGGCTGCGATTGAGGGGAAGGTGATTGAAAGTCAGGCGGATGACCTGGTCACAGCTCATCAGGAATCTCAGCGTGAGGATAAAACTGGGTTGGATGTTCTGCGGGATAATAGATACAGGGCCCTTAAACTTCTGGCCATTGCCCAAGGCATGCTTCTAACTGGCGGAGATGAAATAAACCAACAGATGTTAGATCCAATAACAGCGAAACCACTTCTGGATTGGGTGGTGGAAAATTGGCCCGATACTGTACTGGGTGCATATATTGCCAGAGAAATGGATCGTAGTTTGACCCTGCCCGTGGAAATAAACCCACAAAAACTGCAAGCAACTTATCAATTCACTGACGAAAATCTGGAAGCGGCATTAGAGAATGGTAATGAAGTACTGATTCACGGTGACTATATTGCAGTTAGACCCGGAGTGTGGAACGAGCTAACTGCGCAGGATCTGGTCTAATTCTAAAAATAACCCGCTAAATACAACATGCGATTACTGGAATTTACCAACAAGCCTACACTGTATCTGGATATGGATGGCGTACTAGCCGACTTCTTTGGCGCCTGGGCACCGGATCTGGGCGGTACCAGCTGGGAAGATATTAAGCATCGCTCAGACGCTGACAAAGCTGCAAGTATTCGTCGGCTAAGTCAGGATGCACGTATAGTGCGTGACTTCTTCCAGAATCTAAAAATTCTGCCTGGTGGTGTACAGTTACTGGCATGGTTATCACAGAACAAAGCACCATTCACCATACTCAGTTCTCCACTACAAGGCCGCAATGCTGATGCCAGTATTGAGGGTAAGCGGCTCTGGCTGGCTGATCAGGGATTATCCAGAGTACCTGCTATATTTTCCAGAGAAAAATATCACTATGCTACACAGCCTGACGGCACTGCCAACATACTGATTGATGACTACGGAAAAAACATCACAGCCTGGACAGAGGCTGGGGGTCAGGCTATCAAGCATGATGACGCTACAGTGCAACACACTCTAACACAACTTCAGCAATTACTCAGCCAGTATAAATACTAATTGGACATCACTATGAACCTATTTGAACTGTTTAACCAACCAGCACCGCGTCAGATACTACCAGAAGGCGGAAACCTAAGAATTGGCGATGCCACCAAGGGTGAAACTGTTCACGATGCTGATGAAATTGACCTCAAAGTACATAAACGCAGCTTTATCATTCCCATATTGGCTAAACTGTTACAGGATATCAATGATGCGTTTGAAGCCCAGTATCAGGCTCCTATATGGAGTCAGCAACTATTAGCCAGCAAACAGTTCCTAGGTGGCAGCAGTCTACATTTCTTCAATACTCGGGGTATATCAGATCAGCAATTTGTGGCCAAGAAGCCCAAAGTGGGTGATATCGACACCCAGTGTAACAAAGCACTGGAAGCGCACATCCATGAGTTTCTCACCAACTATACACACAAAAAAATAGGTGATACTACTTTGCTGGGGTTCAGTGCAGGTAACGAACAATACAATGCACTGTTTGAGTTTCAGAATCCGCCCATCAAAGTACAGATTGATTTTGAATTCGGCAGATACAATCCAGAAACCAATGAACCAGACGACTGGTTTAAGTTCAGCCACAGCAGTGACTGGGCTGATATTACCGCTGGTATCAAAGGAGTATTTCACAAATACATTTTCCGTGCGCTCAGTGGCATAACCGCACAGACTGCATATATTGCCAAGCTGGCGGGCAGAGGCAAGGATCGTGCCATACAGATATCATCCGAGCCAGAAGAAGTCAACATGGTATCATTTGCTGTGGCCAGCAAACTGGGTGGTGGAGTAAGTCGGAAATACAAACCCTATATTGACCCAGAAACTGGTAAGCCCATGATGCACAACAAGTTGCCAGTGCTGGAACTCATAGTATCAGCAGATCGCCACTACGAACAAGATCTTAAAAAACAGTTCCAGATGTTTTTCGGCAGAAAGCCCACAGCCAGTGACTCAGCATTACAACAGAGCTTTCTGGGCACACTGGACCTGATCAACAAGTATGTCAGCACAGATAAAAAAGCTGGCATTGTGGAAGACTTCTTGCAGATATGCTTTGACCCTGGTACTGCTCAGATGATCACCCGAGATGACCCACAGCGTGATGCCCAGATCAAGTTCATGGCTGTGGATGCCATGCTGATCAAACTGAACTTGAAGAACCTGCGTACCCGAGCTGTGCAACTGGCTCAGACATATGAGGATAATTTCCGGGCAGTGGCTGAGTACAAGAAACAAAATCCCGGAGTGAAAAATCCCAGAGCTGCCATGATGAAAGCAGCAACGCTGGCTGAAGCAGCTGAGCCCACAGTTAAAGCACAACTGCGCAAAGGCATGCCACATCTACATGATCTAAAAGCTCTGGATTTCTTGGATTTACTGGACGAAATTCATGACGGCCGTGGTAGCTTCAAACTACAAAACATTCCGCTAAATGTCAAAGTGGATGGCTTTGGTGGACGATTTGGTAAAGACGCTGCTGGTAAACCATTCATGGCCACCAGCCGCACTGAACCCAGATATCAACCTGGTTTCTTGAAATATCATGAAGAAAAAGGCACCACTGATCCTGAAGTATTGAATCGTGCTAAACTATTTGATAAATTATTTCATGAGATGATGCAAGCTGTACAGATGGTGGACCGCAAACTGGGCACTGACTTTCTGGTCAACAAGCAAGTGGTGTGTGAAGTGTTGTTTATGCCATTTGCCACACTGACTCCTGAAGGCAAACTGAAGTTTGTGGGCATTGCTTATGATAAATTACCCGATGGTGTACAATTGGCATTGGTGCCCATTCGTGTTACCACTGGCGACACTGGTGAAGATTTTCCTGGCTCTGATAAATTCATCCAACAATTGCTGAGCCTGGGCCGCCAGGGCAGCGTGATGTTTATTGACAACAGCCTGACTCAGAATCGCGCACTGGATGTGACTGAGATTATCAATCCGCTGGAAAACCTGGATCAACTCCGGCAGATTGTGTCAGACACTCAGGGTAAGCGAGATCGTGCCAGTTTACAACTACGTCGTGAAGTTGAAGAAAAACTACAGCCTGTGAAAGTTGCACTGGAACAGGCCATTGTCCAAGACCCTAATATCATTGGCAAGGAGTTGCTGGGTAAAGATTATGAAGGCATTGTGATCAACAGCCGACTGGGACCTATCAAAGTTACCAGTCAGCAACAGCGTGATGTCATCAGTGCTAAGAACTCAGCCAAGTCAGTGAGCTCACCGGGATCACAGGATAAAACTGCTGTGGTGGCTATAGGCAGCTTTGTGGGACACCAGGGCCATCAACAGTTGTTTGATTACACTATTAAAAAAGCTCTGGCAGTGGGCGGTGACCCTTATTTGTTCATGGGCAGCGCGGTGGGTAAAAACGATCCCATTCCAGTGGCTGACAAAGTTAAAACCTGGCGATTGCTGTATCCACAGTATGCTGAAAACATCAGTGCTCAGACCATGGCGGGTGGATCACTGATGCAAAAAATCAAGCATGAACTGATAAATCCCACACCAGGTAATCCACCCAGATATGATCGTATCATCATCATGGTGGGCGAAGATCAGGCCAATATGCCCATTGCGCAGGCCCTGATGAAGGCAGTCAACAAGTTTCCAGGATATGAGCATGTGAAAGTCATACTGGAAACTACTCCGCGTGGTACAGGCATGAGCTTTACTCGACTGCGCGATGCTGTAGCCAATGACTCACCACAGCAAGCATTTCAGCTGTGGAACTCAGCATTCAATCACGGGAAGTTTGGCGCTGAGCAATTGCCTCAGAGCTGGATTCACCACCTAATGAAAGTCACAGCACAGGGCATGGGCATGGCTGATAAACCCACACTGGACGAGAGTGAGTTATCACGGGATATCCAGTTTCATACCCAACTAAACCCCGCACTGTGGCACAATAAAAAACTCAGACCTGCTGTGGCTGATCACTTGGAAAAGATTGCTGAAGAATTTGAACGATTCCTGGATATGCCAGATCTGGATGTGACGGACATCACCATCAGCGGCAGTAATGCAGCCTATACCTATACCGACCATAGTGATGTGGATGTTCACCTAGTGGTAAAAGTACCAGCTGCAAAACAAGAGATGTTGCGCAAGTACTTTGATGCCAAGAAGGCAGTATTTACACAGCAGCATGATATTACAATACACGATCAACCAGTGGAAATGTATGTACAGTTCACCGATCAACCGCACATCAGTGCTGGACTTTACAGCTTAGCTGATGCTGACTGGATTGATGAACCCAAACCAGTGAGGGCGCATGTGGATCACGCAGATGTCCGCAGCAAGGTATTACAGTATATTCACGCTATTCACAGTGCCATTCACAAAAAAAATCTACCAGCTATACAAAGAATTCGTACCCGACTGGTGAACTATCGCAAACAGGGACTGAACACAGCTGGTGAATGGGGCACAGCAAATCTGGTGTTTAAGATTCTCAGGAATCACGGTATCTTAGATGATCTGAGTAAATACCAGACAGAATTACAGGATCAAGAACTCAGTATTGAGGAAACACGATGAATTTAGAACAAGCACTTAAAATCATACAAGCCAACGCCTTCTGTTTCTATGTAAAAGCGCACGCCTTCCACTGGAATTTAGAAGGTCCTGACTTCCCACAGTATCATAAATTTCTGGAAAAACTTTATACTGAAGTATGGGAGTCGGTGGACGCTATCGCCGAGCATATTCGCACACTGGACATGTATGCTCCGGGTAGTTTGCGCAGATATCAGGAACTCACTCAGATCAAAGATCAGCTGATGGTTCCCAGAGCCGAACTGATGTTTGAAGAACTGCTGCATGACAACGCCACAGTGATACATAGCTTGGAAGAAGCTTATCATTTAGCAGGCGATCATCTGGGCCTACAGAACTTTCTCCAGGATCGTATGGATGCGCATGAGAAACATGGATGGATGATCCGCGCCACTGGCAAACATCACAGAAGCTAAAGTTATGGTCATAGACGAATTGACAAATAATCGGCTAAACAAAAGCTGGGGCTCAGGCTTTACTGGTGTAGCAGGCGCGCATATGTTAGCTAGATTAACTCCTGTGTCTGGGGTACCTTCATTACCAGGAAAAATACCCGAGGGCCAAGCAGTGGACTTCAGAGTAGGTTGGTATACCGGTGATATATGTGTTATATATGAAAACACTGTGGTAGCTTACCTAGCCCTGAAAAATCAGGATATCACAGTGGGTGCCAGTTACTGGACAATGCATAAAGTAAACTCAGTAGCAGTTAACCAGGAATATCGCGGTCAAGATATTGCTCTGAGATTATATATTGCATTAATCACAGCAGGCATTAATTTAATGACAGTGGGTTCACATAGCCTGGGAGCCAAGAAAGTATGGAATGAGCTGGCGAAGTCAGGGCAAGTCAGTGTGTGGGTCACTGATATGAACACATCTAAATTCTACACAGCTTCTCCAGCCAGTGGTACCCTCAGGGGAGTAAAGCATGGAAAGTTCTTTCCAGTGTATGGCCCACACAACTCACGAGAGCTGATTGCCACAGCCGCTGGTGGTACGCTGGATCGAGCTATCATCAAAGCCAGTAATGACCCAGCGCATAAATAAACACATGACCATCACTGAACTTGGCACAAATACGGTGGGTATGGACAGTTGGGGGAATCCCAGTGCTAGTCCTGCACGACTGCTGTACTTAAAAACTCAACCAACTATGTTCACTGTGGACGAGCTGACGGTAAAATACTCACCAAGTAAACCAAGTAACTCTTGGCCAGCTGTATACGCACTGGATGAGAACAATGTGGCGTTTACGCTGGAGCTAAACAAAATACTCACAACTGTGGGTACAAAAAATTATGGCATTTACTATGTCAACTCTGCGCATACTGCGGTAAAATACCGCAAGCAGGGATTGGGTTTACGTATTTATACTCAGCTGATCCTGGATCAGAACTGGAACTTGGCCGCATTTGACGATCACAGTGTGGGCGCACAAAAATTATGGAACCGATTGGTAACCAACCCTGGTATCAGTGCTTGGTTTACTGATGGGCATCAGAATTTCTGGCCAGTGACTGCTGGTGTCACAGAGATGCAGGCCCGTGGTGATAGTGTATACACTGGAGAGTACGGGGCTGGGGTAATAGTCACAGCAGCTGGCAGTGCGCTGGACCGTGCGATAATCCGCCTGGAGGCACAACGTGAGACTATTTGAAATCTTTGATTCATATTTGGCATATGATATGTGGGGTTGGATATCTCCATCTGGGGTAGTAAAACTGCCCACCAGGGCAGATGCTGAAAGCAGAGAACTAGTGAGTCATATCGACATGCAGGAGCAATTGGGTCTGGGAGGAGAGTATGAGACAGCATGTCACCAGGGATGGATTCGGTGGTATCTGAAACAGGGTAGATTATGTTTCAATTGTTTTTGGCAACCACACACCGCAAAGGTCATTCTCAAGGCAGTACTAGCCATTAAAACTCTCATGAAAATGCCCAAAAGATTTCGGCATTTTCAGATCGCCAAAGGCGGCAAAACCAACCTCGTATGGCAAGTATTAAACTCTGGATCCAAGGCTCCGGAATTGTGGGTGGATTCATATGAGATTGAGATAACCATGCCCTACCCTAATGCTGTCAGAATATATCTCCAAGACAAAAATCTCAGTACCATGCTGTCCGCAGCCCAGTCCAGGGTGGACACCATAAATAACACAAAGGACACATATGAAAATCAGTGAAATACTTGAAAACGCCAGCGCAGGAGCCAGCAGCAGTGGTGGCATGGCCACCAGCATGGGAGGCGGAAATGGTTTTCTCAATGGTGGGCCTGGAACAGTGAGACATGCTGGTGTCGACGTCATAGTACAGCCTGGGAAAAAACGCAAGCGAAAGCCCGCAGCAACCACGCCCGTGCTGGGCACAGGATAACAGGATAACATCATGAATTCACCGTATACCAACTTTAGACAATTATTGGAATCACTGGACAGTATTGAAACGCAGGATGCGCCAGTACCGCATCAAGATCACGAAATCAACATGGCGCATGTGGAACTGCTGAATCTCATGAGAAACAGTACAGAACTGTACGACATGCTCAGAGGACAGCCTGAGGGTGGCGGATTGCCAGCATGGATCCAGGTTAAAATAGCACAGGCCAACGGCATGTTGGAAAGTGTAGCTGAATACATGCGAGAACAGCATGTTCAACAAACCACTGGCGACTATCACTCTGGTAGTCGCTAAATCTTAAAGGATATCATGTTATGGACTTGAGAAAATTATTGGAATCACTGGACAGCATGTCTGAAGACGCCATACTGGATAAACCTCACAGCAGTAAACGGTTTGCTGATCAGGTCAGCGGCATCAGCGTGCTGGGTAATCCTGCAGGCGATCCCAAACATCCGTTCCAGGGTAAGTTAGTGGGCGGCTGTGCTGAAGCTGATCAACATCTAGATGAAGATCTGATCCAGCAACTCACTCAGGCTTATGCTGATTTTCTCAGAGACAAGCCTGTTAAAACCCGTGTTCCCGATGCAAGTGTAGAAGAAAGTTCAGAAAAACGCTGTATGCAATGTGGCATGAAGAACTGTACTTGTGAACCGGGCAAATGTAAATGTAAACCTATTGCAGGATGGATCCCAAACAAGGGATTTAAAAAAACAATAGAGCAAGTTGTGGATGAAGCCAAGCCCAGCAAACTGCTGACTCGCGCACAGCGTAACGACACACCTGAAAAACGTAAACAACAAGGTCGCTGTGTATCCTGCGGGCAGTCACTGAGTACAGCTGGCCGCGGCACGGCTGATCGCTGTAAAGAATGCAGTAACTAATATGAAGCTGCAAGAAATATTAACTGAGGAAGTGGTCGCACCCGACCAGTACCCGCTGATATTTCAGCAAATTCAATCTGAATGCAGTGACTATTTGCAGGCTGTGTATCAGGCTGGAGATCAGTATCTGTATCGTGGGGTTAATTACCGCATCACATACTTCACCGACCAGTCTAACCCAGGACGTAAGCCCAAGGACAGCAGTTTGGAAACTACCATATTGTTTGACCAGGCCATGACTCAGGCTGGATTTGCTGCTCAGCGCAGAAACAGCAAATTCACCACAGGAGACTTGGATCTTGCGGAACGCTATACTGGAAGTTACAGTGAAGGTGAAGTATATGTGGTATTTCCGGTGAATGGATTTCAGTTTAGCTGGAGTCAGAAACATAAAGATATGATACTGGATGACCAGCCCAAGTGGGTGATGGATGGCCGGACGCAAATGTTTGATCAGATGGCACGCAATTTACCCGAAATGAATAAATGGAAAATTCGGCCAAATTTACACCGATTACGCGCTGACTGGTTAGAACACTGGGGTGATCGGCAAGACCTGGAGCATTGGTTAATTCATGACATCAAGATTCCCAGTGCGATGTTGGCAAAATCAGCCGAGTACCACACAATACTGGGATATTTGTATGGTGACGCCGAAGATTGGTCTATTATTGATTTGCCAGCGTGGCACCGAAAATTTCAGATGACTGATCGGGATTTGCCCAGTGCTATACGATCAGGCAATGAAGTACTAATCCAGGGTAAATTCCATGCCATACAAAACAACTGTGCAATGTGGCGTAACTGGGTGGACTTTCACAAAAATTAACCAGTAGCGGGCTTGGCGCCCAACCGCTAAATAATCGTATGCGTATATCAGAGCTAACCGAGCACAGGCAATCCAAGGTCACTGAGATATCGGCAAACACTATATCTAAAAACATCCGATTACCTGCTTTTGTATATTCTGGTGAGATAAAACCAATACCAGGATTCGGCCATATTTCAGGTACTGGGCTCAACGGTAAACCCATGAACTTTGCGGTGAAACTTAGGCCAGCGGAATCTGAATATTTAATTCTTTTGCCAGCACCTAAAATAAAATTACAATATATAAATCTAGCGGCTCAGATAATGGCATTTACCCAGATGGAAGATACCTTTTATGTAAATGTAAACTTCTCTGAAATCAATGTTGCTACCAATACAGAGCAATTACAGTCTGCTTTGTCCCAGCAGAGAAAAAAGCTGGGTGAGAGAGATCCAGACCTTGAAGGGAATTTTCTTTGGTTAGTCAAAGATGCGGCAGACAATCTACAAACTCGTGTTTTCCCCATTGCCTACCGCTGGCCCTGGATGGTATCCACCTCAGCAAACACCGCCAACTTCGCCTCCAACAAGCCTGCCGATTACATAAAAGTGGGCCATATGGAGTATGAAACAGCAAACATAGATTTGGTGAGTGACAAGGTAATTCCCAGTGATGTGGTTCAGTCAGCATCTGTGGACAGAGCATATCAGGGTCAATCACTGATGTGGGCCTTGTATTATGGATTAATTATTCATACAGGCCGTAATCTAATGTCTTACGGAAGTCATAGTCCAGGAGCGGCTAAAACCTGGAGCCGACTGGGAGCGTCCAAGGGAGTACGCATCTGGGCACTGGACGGGTATCCACGTGATATTACTTCACGGGTATATCCCACCATATCCACTGAAACTGGGCTGAAAACCACAATAAACGGCAGGGTAAAATCAGTGTACAAGCATTCCGTGGAGCTCACACTATTGGCAGTGACTCAGGGAAGTGAGGCGGATAAGCGGCTGGAAAAGATCGCGGCTGCTACTAAGACACAGGAAAAACCCAGTAAGCAACCACCAAGTATTCCGCCAACTACTGAAGTAGACGAAGAACAAAACCAGGTCAGTGAACCACTTACTGATACCACAGGCCTCAGCAGTTGGCGAGGTTTCTGTCCAATGGCAGAATAAACAAATTTATGACTGATATTAATAACTCTAATTCTAAAAAACCAGAAGATAACCAAGACAATAAGCCTTCAGTTAATTTTGAAACTGGCGGTGGGCAAATTACAGCTGATCCACAGGCAGGTGTTGATGCCAGTGGCAGTGTGTCAACTAGTACTACAGCGGTCGGAGTAACCATGACTGCCAGTGCCAGTGGAGAAGCTCATTCCAGTGCTGGCACAGAAATTACTAAAACATCAGTAGCTGCAACAGCAGAAGTTGGGGCTGGGGCAGAGGCAGGAGTTAGTGCTACAGGGCAAGTAGGTGCTGCTGAGTTATCAGGAGAAGCACATGTTAGTGCAGAAGCAAATGCAAGTGCAAATGCCAGTGCAGGATGGGATGGTCGCAATGCCAGCGTTACAGCAGAAGTACAAGCTGGTACTAGTGTAGAGGCTGGAGCAAGTGCAAATGCTAAAGTTGGTGATATAACAGTTACACAAGAAGCACATGTTGGTGCAGAAACTAATGCCTATGCTGGTGCAACAGCTCAAGTGGGTAAAGACGGCGCCAGTGTTCATGCAGGGGCCATTGCTGGAGCAAGTGTGGGGGCAGGTGCATCAACTACTGTAGGCGACAGTCATGGTAATGCCGCTAGGGCAGATGCAGGTGTTAGCGTGGGGGCTCAAGTGGGCGGAGAAGTTGGTGGTGGCGCAACCATGAACCATGGTGTTGCTACGGTGGGAGTTAGCGGAGAAGTTGCATTAATTGCAGGCATTGAACTCAATACCAGCGTTAGCGTTGATACTACCCCTGTTCAACAAGCAGCAGTTACTGTTGCTAAAGAAACAACCAACGCAGCTAATACAGTTGCTAAGGAAACAACCAACGCAGCTAATACAGTTTCAAAAGGTGTAACTGACACTGCTAAGAAAGCCGGCAATGCACTAAACCCAAAGAAATGGAAATTTTAAAAGAACACTACCTCAGCAGTGTGGCTCATCAGTTGAGCCAGTGAAAGTCAGCATAGCTCAGCATAAATAACCACATGCGCTATTACGAACTGATAACTGAAGACTTCAAGTCAGTCACTAAGAAATTCATTGATGCTGGTGCTGACTCAGCCGAGGTCAAAAAGTATATTGACCAGTTTAAGGCATTGGGTACTAAATTAAACAATATTACAGACCCAGCTGATAAAAACATTGATGTCTGGGGTAAGCGGCCATTTGCTGATTTTCAGAAATTTGTCACTGATATCGGCACTGCTGTCACCAAGAGCAGCCAGAAGAAAGATGCTGGCACCAGTATTGATATCACAACACCAAAACAAAAAGCAGCTGGGTGGAATATA